TGCAACTTTGCCGCCGCTTACTGTCATTTTGCCATCTTCTACGTCTGTGTCAGCATTGGTTTGATGATATAGCACGTCATACTGACCGTCCTCTAAAGGATTAACGCTTACTACATCGCCGGAGCTGCTAATGGTTCCATTTTCGGCGCTGCTGTAAGGACTTGACTCGGTGATAACCTTGATAAATGAACCCGCCTTGATGTTCAAACCAAAAGCTGTTGTAGAAAACTTAATCGTATGTGTAACCAACTTTCGCAATGCTAAAAAATAACGAGCTGCCTTGGTTGCATGTTCTTCTGAAGTACAAAACTGAGTGAAGTCAAAAGTCTCTTGCGGAAGATTTTGCATATCGTCTGGCTTACTATCTTTATCAAAAACAATAACTGCTTTTTCTTCTGGGAACCTGTTAGGTGTTTCTTTTCTGTAACGCGCAATTGCAACGAATGGCCTGCGGTCTTCAAAGCGAAGATACTCAACACTGAAACTATCCTCAAGTATGTTGCCAGATGTAAACAGCTGCTTGATCTCTATGCTGCCCGTATTGATGCTGCCTGAATCCAAAAACGGTATAGCAGGCAATAGTCCAAATTTGCCATCACTTATAATAAAATTGCACAGGAAATAAGGCGCGACGTTTGCAATAAATTGCCTTAAGTTTGTTCTTTCTGTAATTACGCCATTGAAAAACATTTTTTGCTTTGACAGGAATTTAGCTGTTAGCTTGAAACTTTCCAAGTCTACTAATGGTGCATTGTCCGATGTCATATTCATCAATCCCCCCGCACCAGCCATCTGGTCTGTCATGAGGTGGAACACAAGGTCTGGGAACAAATGACTTGGGCCAAATTCTTTTTTAAAAGTTTCACTGCTTGAGTCGTTTTCATACGGGTTGTCCTCATTATTCTGGTAGTCAGGATGGAGACGCTTAACTTTTAATCCACTTGCCAGCCAACAACGGAGCTGATCTAGCTGCGCAAAAGACCTAGTAGCTTTTAAAGAAAGACCTGCAGTGGTCAACCTTGAATACTGAGGCTCACGGTCAGGGGGATTAGGTAATATTTCATTTACATATACGACTTGGTGTTCAGGATCTGTATCGTTTGACTTTTGAATTAGCTGCCTGTAAAAACTTAAGTCTGCATAACCATTGTTAAATTCAAAGTTTTCTCCTTCATACGAAGTCGATTTTGCGGCCGTCTCTAAACTTCCAACTTTATACCTAGCAGCTACCACAACACCTTTTGTCCCAAATGGATTTTGTGCGGTCACGGTTGCTAAATCATCCACAAAGTCACTCACTTGCCACCCCTCGCCTGTATTAAATGGGTTCTCAATAACCTCAGAAACGCTGTACCCAAATTTTTCTCCAGTAGGATGACTAGCAAGTCGCACTACTTTTGCATTTAAAGTAAATTCTATTTGTTTGCCTTGCTTAGTTTTATTGATAACCTTTGACTTAATATTGCCAAGGTCAGACTCTACGGCGCGGCCAAGCGTTTCAAACAAATATGCTTGTTCTTCATCCCCGCCTTGAACTAATGCAACTTCAGTAACTTTAAACTTGATACCCGAACCACGCAAGACACCATCGCTAATGTCGGGGTTATTGTATTTAAACGGATTTCTGTCCCCATAGTCCGCATTTGTAGGTCTAAGGTTGCCATTGCTGTCGACAGTATTTGTTTTGTTTAAGCCCCTGCGCACTTCGAACTCATGGTTTAACGGAAAACCTGGGGAACTATTTATAACTGTGCAGGAGACAAGGTCCCAGGCTTTGTTTTGCCCATTGAATTTTCTAGCGTACTGATCTGGGTTTGCAATAACTCTTTTAACCCATTGCCATCGCAGCTTAATAAATTCTGTATTGTTATTGTAGTATTCAGTTGTCTCTGTCGTTTTTGTGTTGGGTCCGTCAATATCAGGATCGCCAGCAAGTGCAAAACTAAACGCACCGTTTTTGCCGACTCCAGTAGCCGGTGTGGAAACGAAACTTAGTTTTTCAATGCTTTGCGCCTTAAATCTATCGGTATTTTGATTCTGCGGTAAATATTTTTCAATCTCGATATCGCTTGGCTTGCCGGTATCGCCGGGAACGACAACTATTCTTGCCGCCCTTCCTAACTCGGCATTATCACTAAAGAAAGATTTTTTTACTGTACTACCCGCGCATTTAACTTTTAATAACCCTACCCCAGGGACATTGGTTTTTCCTTTGTGTTGATTGTTCCCTTGAGCGGTTGATTTTAAGTGAACAAATAACTGTTCCGTACTCAAGTCTCTGAGTTCACCGCCAGGTACGGGGACTATCTTAAACTCAAGCTGGTCAAAATTATCTTTGCTTGGAGTAATTATTTGAATAGAGTTGTACTGAGCAATTGGCTTATTTCCAATGACAACAAAGTATTCGTTTAAAAATACAAAGTCGTCTTTTGTGTTCGCTTTCCTTATGGCAACACGAAATGCAGAGGCTCTTGAAATAAAAATATTAATCGTTCCAGTGGTGACTGTAGTCTTATCTTTTCCAAACTCTTGAATCTCTCTTGGCGTTGGCAAGCCATTGATGGCTGTCAACCCGTTTAAACTTTGAAAAACTGTGCTTTTAATACCAAGCTCTGTAATTGTTGCTGCTCTATTATTCCTGATAGAGGCAACTGACATTCGCATCAAAGGGTAATAATGCGGGCCTACGCCTCGTTTGTCATCGATATACAGGGGAGGCTCAACTACCCGGTGCTTGCTTACAATTCCAACTTTCTTCGAGGCAGATGTTGTAGTGTCAATGCACTCAAGAGTAATTGTTTGATTTTCAATAGTACCATCCGGCTCTTCCAATCCAAAAGGTTCGCTTCTCAACCTTCCTATAACTTTCCAAAGCGTCCCAGCGATAGCAAACACTTCTCCTTTTTGCATCTGCCCATCCGCTGCCACTTGAGATTCAAAAACAAGGCTGTTTATATCAGTTACGCTTACAGCAGCTGAGGGAATTTTATATACTTTCTCGTCAATCCGAGTGCCGCTAATTAAAAATACGGCAGTATCTCCCTTACTGACAGAAACCTCACGTGTATAGTCATCGCCATTTGTTGTGATTACCGTGTTACCTTTTGTGACACGAATTAGACCCATTCTTGGGCTGTATTGACGGCCAGTTCCAGACTGACGCTGCCTACGGATATCGCTCCCAACAAAACTCTTATCGTTGTATGCGGAGCCTGCTGTTTTTCCTCTTTCATTATCTATCCTACGAGCTTCATTTTCGTCGCCGACAATCCTTACTCGTTGCATTACTTTTGCTCTTTGACTTTTCTTTGTTTCAGAGGCGTCACTGCCTTCATCCCCTACATTTTTTCCAATAGGAATGACTTGATAATTTACTTTTATACCATTACCGTTTGCTATTGATGCATACGCTCCAAACTCAGATGAATTTGCAAGCGAATATGCGTGACAAAAAGGCTTAGATTGTTTTGAATCATTTGTTGGCGCTAAAAATACGTCTTCTGTTTCTACGTCACCAGTAGCAAGTCCTACGCCTGGGTTGCCACTATCCGGCCTGCCATGAGTGCCATATTTTTTGTCGGCCCCTTTTAGCCTTGGGCCTGCTGGTGTTGTAGTGGCTGCTTTCCAATAAAAAGCAAATGCGTCCTCATGAATTGGATCTAGTGCATTATTGCCAAGCATGATCCCTTCAAGTTCTGGTGGCTTAATGCCATCACCAGTCCCACTATCAACTCCTTGCTCACCCACAACAAACATCAATAAGGCGGATTGCTGCGTTCCATAGCTAAACATGCGTGACCAAACAAGCTTTGGTGTTACAAAAATGCCGCCAACTTCTCCCCTTCCTTCTCCTTGATATAAACCAAAAACAATTGGTATAGGAGAAGCGTAATCAGCTAGCTCGTTTAAAGTGTCAAAACCACTAGATGGAGTAAATCTACTTGGCCCGGTGATGCTGCCGGTATCAAAGGTAGAACCTCTCGAAGCCGAAGGCATCTTTGGCTTTGGCATTAACAGGTATTGGATGCCCGTAAGGACTAAACCAACTGCTACTTTGGTCAGAATTACAGTTGTTGCTGATTTTGCGGCTGCTGCAGGCGCTGCCATTCCTATAGGCCAGATATTCTGAATGTCAGGAATATGGTCGTATTCAGCCGGTCTTACGTAACCACGCCGCCTTACTTCAGCCGCGAAAAGTTGATACTCTTCTTCCGTAATTCCAATAGTTTGAATTAACTGCTTTTCGTACGGAAGCAGTGGTACTTCATAAACATTTGGGCCGAAGACCACTGCACCTTTTCGGCTTTTGGCTGAATATAAAGAATGCCCTTTTGCCATGTTACTGCGAAAGTCCAAGAGTTCTCTGCTAGCAGCAGAATGTCCCCATCATACTCAGGCTTCTTGACCCGAAAACCCCAGTTCAATAAATCACGCGATACTTCCCACTTGCTCGCTTCGTACCAAGATTGCTTGAACGGTGGGGCTTTGATGCCAAGCTCGTTCCAAACCTCGTAACACAAGTGAATGCAATCAATATGGCCATCGCTGCCGTCAGCGCCAAGCCGATACGGCATTCCAATGAGATCAGCGCAACCGGACATTGCTGCTAATCGGCAAATTGCCAACGTTTGACTTGGTCAACGAACGTCGTGGAACATCCGTTCCAACCGCATCCAACACAGTGCTTAGCTCAAGATTTATTGATACGTTGTCCCACTGGCCTCCAGTCACTTGACCGACATAGGTGTGGACAACGCTATGTGTTGCTGACAATCCAGTTTCATTGTCGGGATCTTCAATGATCAATACGTCAACTTCCATGATCCAACTTTGTTCAAGCGCCTCAATAGCCCAATTTCTGGCTAATCTGCCGGTTTTGTCTTTTTCACCGCTTTGGTTAGGGAGAACAATAGTGGCTTCCAGCCCGTCGCCCGTACGATTAACTGTTACGCCGGAAAAACCAAACGGGACAAACCTATAATCTTCGCCTTGATGAGTTGATTGCTTGCCAATAAAAAAGTTTTGAAACCTATAATCGATTGTATTTTTTGGCTTGATGCGTAAAGCATGACCAAAGGCAAAACTTGTCATAGACCTAGCCTCTTACGAGTGCCACCGCTCATTTGTAATCGTTTTAGTGTATTCTGCTCACCGCGTTGTGCGCCTTGTGTCGCTGCACGTTGCATTCCAGACTGGAACTGTTCAGCGGTTACATAATCAACGCTGTTAATACGTTCAACGTTGTAGCGTACGTCGATTGGTGCTGTAGCTGAGGATCCTTCGCCCATTTGACTTTCTAGCGGTTCTAATCCGCCAGAAGATGAACCACTCCTCCTGCGCGAATAGCGATTCATAG